CCTTAGTCGTCCGGTATGTATTTCCTAAGAAGTTTAAGTGACTAAGTTTATAACCAATCATCTGCCATAAGGCTCCTCCTACAAGATATCTTCCGATCCCTTCTGTCATGTGCAGACAGTCCCTGCTCAAATCTGTACCATAATGCCAGTTCATGAAGTTATTATCCTTACCGGCCATGAATGGATAATCTACCGCAGCCTGATTCAAGTCAGTCATTGATTCAGCCTCTTCTATGGTTGGGACTACGGTTGTAACAGGAGTGCCCGTTTCCGGATTGGATTGAGACACAACTCCCTGTATGGTCGTATCGGCCCTTAAAGACGTGCCTCTGGCATTTTGTACGGCTGTTCCGGAAGGGATGACGAATTTTACTTCCGGGCAATGTTGCAATACCTTTTGAGCCAAGCGACACAATTCCGTATACATACCCAGCTGCCTCTGCTTTTGATTAATACCGAAACTCAGCCACTTGTCCTTCGATCCTTGCGATGATGAGAGCGTATGATATACGCTGTACGCCCATGTCATGTTAAAACAGATTACAGGATGCGAGAACAGGCAACATCTATCAATGATGTCAGCAAACAGACTCACATAGTTCTTGGTAATATTCCCTTTCTCGTCCTGATCCCAATAGGTTGACTCATCTGCGGATTGATATGCTCCGTTTTGGATTATCACAAAATCCCACGCTTCGTCGGACAAAGCCTCTTTTACCGTACTGGTGCCATTCTCCCAGACAGTGGCATTCAACCCCCACTTATAGTAGGATATTTTGCGGTCGGACTCATAAAATGTTATATAATCCTTAATACCAGAAGCGCCAACATAAAGGTTGCCGATAACAATATTAAAATTATAACTGTGCGCTATATCTCCAACGTAATTAATCGTGTCAACTCCAAAGGAAGAACCGATGAAAAGTATTTTAAGAGAATGATAAAAATCAGTGATTTTTACATCATTAATATGTTTGTGAATAGACTCATCTACATCACTGATTTTTTCGTCAAAGCCTTTAACCCGAAATCCTTTGAAAAAGTAACCGGTAATCTTTTCAACGGCCGACGAAGTTCCAAAAAATGCCATCTGCGTCGCATCCTCATTGAGCTTGTAATAAGTACCGCTGTCCTGATAGGAGATGATGGATGATGTATTAGTCGAGTTTTTGAACTTCATATCCAGTCCGAGACTGTTGGCTTTCACTTGTTTTCCAGTCTTGTCATATACAGAAACCAAGTCACCGGCTTTCAAGTTTATGTCATATATTTCTTTCGTTCGCAAATATCCCTCCATCGAATCTGCTTTCAGATTTTTCCCTTCACCTGTCCAACGTCCGGTAACCAGATCATTCTCATTAATATATATGCGTCCAATATTGCCACCATTAACCGATTCGTCAAGATTGGATATATGTTCTATATTGTCAGCCGTAGATCGTTCCAAAGATTCCACATTTTCTGTCAGCTCACTGATTTTATCCCCGGCTCCTTTCACATAAGCTCCCTTAATTACAAACCCGTTCAAAGACTCTATACCGGATGATGCAACAGTCATATAAATCTCAACAGCATCAGTATTCCCAATCTGGATACCATTACCGGATTCATACCATCTCCATTCTACCTTGTTTTTTGCGGAATCTCTGAACTTGAATGTAATACCATAACCATTCATTTTCACTTGTTTTCCGGAGGCTTCATACATTGTTAAAACTGCGCCTCTTTTAATAAGAGTACTCACCTCAGTATTACGTTTATAAGAAGAGTTATCATTATGAGTCAATGATGATCCTTCTCCCGTCCACTGGCCTGTTACCCACGATTGGATATTAAGCTTGATATATCCGGTATCACCACCATTCAAGGAACTTTCCAATTCAGCTATTTCCGCTGTCAGGCTCTTGCGTGTTTGGGGATTGACCACAGCATCATAGATGGTAGCCGGGAATATGGTTTGCCCACCCTTGGTCAGTTTATGCATTTTTGCCATAATGTATCTTATTTTTAGCCTAAGTTCCGCCGGAACTTGGGCTGTTGTTATTTTATGTAATTATTTATTAACTATTAAAATCACTCAGCACATCATCATACTCCTTATCTGACAGAGATACGCTCTGCACCGCATTGTATGCGGCATAATCCGGATAGGGCATGATCCCTGCTGTGCTCTCATCCGTCTTCCCGGTAGTCAGCACAATCCCTGTATCTTCAATAGATACAAGGTTGCAGATGCCATCTCTAAAGTCAGAATCAGAAATGAAGTATTCCCGTTTGACCTTCAGCAAACCAGGGGAGAAGCCGGGGTTGTCAAAAGCGACAAGCAGACTGCCATCTTCCATACGGCTGCACCCCACATACTCTTGCCCATCAAAGGAGGCTATAAACTTTCCCTTAAACGGATTGAAGTAAGTAAACCGGAAGGGAGTTGATACGTCTCCATTCAGGTTCTTCTCTATAATTTTAAAATCTGATTGGTAATTAATTTTCATAACTATAATATTGATGTAACATCGTCTATCTCCTCGGCTTTCAAGATGCCGGAAAGGTCAACACTTCCACCGCCTCCGGTTGTTCCTGTAGGACTCCATTTCCCCTTTATCTTGCAATCATATATAGGACCGGGTATGGTATCCCCCACGACAGCCCAGTCGCCCACAACTGGAGATGGGACAGCAGCATGCAATGCTTCTTCCGTAGAAAACAATCCCTTGTTGCGGACACTGTTCTGCTTGACCTTATCAATCTCGGTAGAAGTCTTGCTAAAGTTGTTGTTAAGACGGTCTGCCGCCTCACTCCAAGTTCCCGTTTTGTTAATAGTATTCAGTTCCATATCACTTCACTTTATTTGGGCAACATGTTCTGATCCCATACAATCTCAGAACCTTTAACCATAATTATGCGTCCTCCCATTATCTGGGTCTGATATATATAACCGTCACTTCCTTTTTGCTCGACAACCATACTGTCCGGACGGAAATACAATACATCACTATTGGAAGGATCATTCATAAAAATACGGGGAACCATACCGTTCAATCCATATTGAAGAGATATGTCCAAAAGCGAATTACCATCATCATCATGAATATCAATTGACGGTCTTCCATATTCATCTTCAGGAAATATGGTTATCTCATAACCTGACGGTGAGGAAACCTTCACTTTCCCGACAAATTCAGGATTTCCGTCAGCATCCCATTTAATGTTCCCATTGGCAAGCTGCCCGGAACCATCCTCATTCAACAGTATCTTACCATTGGCTATTTCAACCTTTCCCCGGAAATATCCGCCCAAAGCATAGATATATCCTCTTAAGAACACATCACCGCCATGAGTGGCAACGAAGTTCGCCATGTTCGCCCATTCCGCATCTGTGGGCTGGTAATCAGGATCATTACGGAACCTCATTACAGTCAGAATTGCCTGTTCAAGTTTTCCTCCTGCCCAAAACGCCACATCATCATCGTCATTGTATATTCCGCTAACTCCGGCTGTGACCTTCTGTAACTTGCCATTCTTGTAATTACCCAGTTGGATCATATTGGCAAGAATCAGACCACCAAGAATATCCACAGAACCATCTTTGATCGCACTGGCGATATAATTGATTGACTGAAAACCGGCTGTTGCCTTGTCGTTATCCAAAATGGACGGTTTCCAGTCAGTAGCGATGGTCCCTCTTTCTAACTGAAGGTCACAAACGGTTGCGGTACCACTGATGAGAAATATACCACTGCCATTGAAGGTAATCTTATGGGTATATCTTTGATAAGAGGATGTGAGAGGTTGAGAAACACTGAAAGAGCCGCACGAAACAGACACTGACGTACCCTTTGCTTTATAACTGATAACATAACTTTCCCCTTTGATTAATGATACGGACTGGGACAAACTACCGATTGCAGCAGAGTACCCGGAGCCGGCATCACTGTCCGCAGATACGGTAGCCACACCCGTCCAATATTCCAATTGCTTGCTAAAAAGCTCGGTATCCGCCGATAACTCGGTAGCGGCAAACAGGTCCTCTGTCTCATAATCTCCTGTAAACCCGGAATTGCGCAACAGATTGACACTTCCGACAGCCGCATTGTCTATCGCATCCTTGGCCTCTTGGGCAAGATCTGCGGCCGCCTGTATCTCATCCGGAAGCCCTTCCATGTTACGCCATCCGGTGGAACCCTGCTCGATATGGAACATACCCTTGATATCCACACCTTTATCCTGAGTGTATTCCATGTAAGTGGTCCGGTCCTTATCACCAATGTATGCATCTCCGTACACCTTCATCCGGGCTTTGCCGGTAGATTTGTCAAAATCAAAAGAAATGACATCTTTCCCGGTCAAGGTAAAATCATTAATACCCTGATACATGATGATGGACGGAGAAACTTCGTTCACTGAAGAGAGAATTATCGCCGCCTGTCGGGTGATATCGGTCTTATGGCCTAATCCCACGATATCATCACCTGCCACCGGAACATCGTTCTCGACATTAGGATCACATACGGTCTTGGACAAGTCTATATAGTTCTCACCTACTGCTGTGACCAACCGCCAATAATAGCGGTTGCCGACATGATGAGAAACGCCTGTCTTGATATTGCACTCCTGAGCTATGGCAAGAGATCCCGGAGTAAACTGGTTCTCTATCTCAATTCCGTCTTCCTCTTCCTTGAAATAACAACGGTAGACATCATCCAACTCATCCACACGGTTGCATTTCATGCCTGCATGGGAAATCACCTGCTCGCCACCTACATACGTCTTCTTCTTTACTTCAAGCTCGTCAAAAACGGCTTTGACCTTGACATACAGATAATCAACAACAGCCTGTGACATACCGTTCTCAAGTACAGTAATTCCACTACCGTTCTTACCTATCAAAAGACCTTTCAAGAAAGTGATCAGACCGTTGGAGGTGTCGCTATTTATCTTTGAGATAAAATAACGGGATATTCTGCCAAGAATATCTGACACGTTGAGAGAGGCACCCATCCTCTCACCTATGATATCCCCGGCTATCTCTGTAATCGTACTTCTCAAAGCGGAAACATTGGCGGACAACTTATCTGTTAGCTCCACGGATATATCATACAGGCAATTTTTATCCGCCTTACAAGTAAATGAGTTCACATACATGAAGTATTCCTTATCATTATACTTTATGTATATACGCGAGTTCTCATTCAACAGACCAGCTAACATACTGTTTTCTGCAAGGAAGACACGTGAGAAACTTACGGAAAAAGAGAACTTCTCATCATTGTTTTCAGACATATACTTTATCAACGCCTCATCTAATCTCTTCTCGGCGGCAAGCACAAGAGATTTCGGCATTTTAATACCTGTAATCACAAACTTATCCCCAACAGAAGGTTTATAGTTATTTGTGGCATTAGGCATAACAACCCCGAAAGTTGTATTGTCCTTTTTTACAGCAATCCAAACCTCATTTGTAGAAGTGTTTTGTTGGCTTTCTACATATTGGGATGTTTGTGAAGTAACCTTCTGTTCAAAATCTCCTGCCGGCAAGTTCCCGGAAGAATCCACCAATACAGGATTGAATGCCCTTCCCGGTTCATTGTCCTTATAGGTAACTCCTATTTCAAACTCGCAAGCGGCACAATTACCCGTAGTCATATTGATTACAGCCGTACCACCTTCCAAACCTTGTTCGAACAGGTTAAAACCGTAATCCCCATTATATATATGTAATTTTATGTAGAAATAAGAATGTACATACTCATCCGTGCCATTGAATATATTATTCCCTTCTCCTGTTCCTAGTTCGTCACTATCGTTATCATCAAAAGCAATATCCGCAATCTCACCAAATAACTGTCCCGAAGCGTTTGTTACATTTTCTATGGTAGGCTTTATATCGCTAAAATCTACCTTTATCTCTTTTACTTTCTTAGAAGAATATGTATTTTTGAAAAAATAGTAATCATTTGTACCGGGTATTTTATACGTATCGTTAAGTGCATTGTAGAATCTTTCCGCTCCATTTGTTTGTCTATAAATGGAAGGCATAAGGTTTTGCGTGCGTTCTATAGTACCTTTTTCATCATCATTCGGATAGTAGAAAGGAATGTTGTCAGAACTACCAACACCAGTAACGCGATTAACGATCTTATAATTGGCGTTTGTCTTTTTAATTGATACAAGCCCTTTCTTGTACTCGAAGGGAGTAGAAATTACATTCTCTGTATATCCTATGTGACAAACCTTACCTACAAAGTAATAAGGAAGTTCGTATATGGTATATATGGACTGTAACGCTTCTGCAAGGTACACACTGTCAAGAGAAACAAGTTTGCTTTCAGAAGTAATATCTTCATCAATCACTACCGAATATCCGATACCCGATTTTGTCATTGAAGCGTTAAGGCGACCAACAAACTCGTTTATATCCCCCATGAACTTGACGGAAGTGGAATTGGAGTGATACGTGTCTTCTCCGGCTGTCACCACGTCCATGAAATATACGTTCTCCAGCACGATACGTTCTGAAACGAATTGAAGCTCATGCTTGTACATGATACTCTTGTTGTCCTTTGAGGATGTAGGCACTTGGTCAATATAATATTTTTCCCCCCTAAACTCAACAAATTCTTCTCCTGTCCATAGTTCGTCTAAGCATGAAGGATAGTTCAGTGTAGCGGTCAGTGTGGGAGTTCCTGCCATACGTTGTGCCGTATAGGTGTACTCACCTAATTTTGCAGGTATATCAGCATTCGGAAATTTTACTTTACTTCCTTGCGTATCAAGCTTTAAAATATACAGACTTTCCTTTTCCATTTATTCTTTTACCACATCAATTTGTTCCGTAACTCCTTTGTCCTTTTTTTGCTGTTTCTCCAACAGCTTTTGAGCCTCTTCCTTCTCCTTTGCTATACGTTGTTCTTCATCGGGAACGGATTCGGTGTTTTTCTCAATGGCTGTTTTTGTGGAAAGAATGCCGGCTTGCTTCATTGAGATAAGTATGTTGTTATATTCCGTTGCGCTAAATGGTTGCCAAATCTTGAACTTACAGCTAACACGAAGCTTGGCAAATTCTGTAACGGCATTTACGTTCTCGCCTTTTTTCACCAATTCTTTGGCCAATCCCTCCTTGAACAGGCGCATCATCTTGTCTGCAAAATTCTGCCATTCAATCACACCTTGCTGAGCGTTTTTC